CCTAACACGATTACGATCCATCAAATTGTTAGTTGTTGGTATTGAGTGTGTAATTGATTATTGAAAACTGGAGTTATATTTGTTTCCTAGGTACTTAACACACGATATAGAGTTTTAGAAGAAATGCTAATTCCTATGTGTTACATCGACAAGAGAGCGATGGTATAACTTCGGTTTTGAATAATTAACATAAATAAAATGAATAAACTTATCACATAATGGGGTATATCCACGGCAATATACTCCAATTTTTGTATAAATCTATCATAAAGGGGAGATTATGACAGATGTAATGTGTTGTAAAAAGAAATGCCTTAACAATAAGAATGGCATATGTACCGCAAAGACAATAGAATATGACGGCTTATGTCAAACATATATTACTTGTGGCGGTGCAAGTAAAGGTAATTATGGAGTATGTGTTAGGTCGCATGGAAAGTTAAAAAGGAAAGGTGGCGAAGTACTTAAATGATTAGAGCAATAAAAGAATACTTTGAAACAAGAGAACTGTTTAAACGTGCTGCAAAAGATTTGAAGAATAAAGATTTACAAGCTAAGGCAAAATACGCATATGAGCATCGTGGCGATAAGATGCTAACGATCATTGATTGTTTAGCTATCGTATGTGCAATACTAATCTTAATCGGTATTGTGTGGTGCTTTGTGTGAATTATCAACCAACGATAAAGAAGTTACTTAAAGCACTACAGATGAACGGCAGACGATATGTAGTCGATGTAAGGCAATCATGGAGTAAATACGATAAGCCTTGCAAGATATATATTGTCAGTCGAATGTACACGGAAGAGGAATATAAACTAACATTCCCTCATAAATACAAAAAGGGTAAGACCTTTAAACAAGGACAACTCTATAAAAAAGAAAGTGAGTACAGTAGCACCAAGCAACACGAGGTGTTACTTTTTTTAGTTAAGACATATAAAGGTGGTGAGTAACATTGACGAATATAGAAGAATTAGCACAAAAACTAACTAAGAAAGAACGCATATTCGCTGATGAATACGTTAAGACCACCAACGGAACACAAAGCGCAATTACTGCTGGATATTCAGAAAAGACGGCAAGAAGTAAGGGTAGTCAGTTATTAACAAAAATAAACGTGCGCCAATATATAGATGCAATCATGAACGAACGTAGTAAAGACACAATCGCAACGGCTGATGAAGTGTTGGAATATCTAACTAGGGTTGTGCGTGGTGAAGAAAAAGATGCGTTTGGTTTAGATGTATCTGTTGCCGATAAAACGAAAGCAGCTGAACTGTTAGGTAAAAGACATATGTTATTTACCGATAAGGTTAAGTTGGATGCAGAAATAGAGATTGATATATCAGACCGAATGAAACAAGCAAGGGTGAAATCAGATGAAGTACAACAAGGCACAACTGATTGATGCGTTGGGTTCGTTTACTCATGATCCATTAGGCTTTGTATATTTCGCATTCCCTTGGGGTGAAAAGGGAACACCTTTAGAAAACTTTGATGGTCCTGATGAATGGCAAATTAAAATCTTAAAAAAGATTGGGGATGAATTAAAGAAAGGTAAAAGCCTTTCAAAGGCTATTAAAATTGCGATTGCATCAGGTCATGGTATCGGAAAATCAACATTAGTATCGTTTCTTATTTTGTTTGCTATGGCTACACACGAAAATACAAGAGGTGTAGTTACTGCTAATACAGAAAAACAGTTATCGTCTAAAACATGGGCGGAGTTGAGTAAATGGTACAACTTGTTTATAGGAAAGGAACTATTTACATACACCGCTACGGCTTTATTTAGTGCTGACAAACAGTACGAGAAAACATGGCGGATAGATGCTATTCCGTGGTCGGAAAGCAACCCTGATGCATTCGCCGGTCTACATAACCAAGGAAATCGTATCCTTATCATATTTGATGAGGCATCTTCTATAGCAGATATTATTTGGGAAGTTGCAGAGGGTGCTTTAACGGATAAGGAAACTGAAATTATATGGTGTGCATTTGGAAACCCAACTAAAAATAGTGGACGTTTTAGAGAATGTTTTAGAAAGTATCGCAATTACTGGCACACAGAACAAATTGATAGTAGAACTGTTAAAGTTTCAAACAAAGTTTTGCTAAATGAATGGGTCGAACTCTATGGGGAAGATAGCGATTTTGTAAAAATTCGTGTTAGAGGTATATTCCCTAGTGCATCTGATACGCAATTTATATCCGCATCAATAGCAGATGAGGCACAGAAACGAGTATACAAAGTTGGACAGTTTAATAACTTACCAACGATCATTGGTGTTGACCCAGCATGGACTGGTGGCGATACGCTGGAAATCGTAATGCGTAATGGCTACTCTATGAAGTGCCTAGCAACGATTGAAAAGAATGACGATGATATGCGAATGGCACAACTCATCGCACAACTTGAAGATGAGTATAAAGCAGATGCGGTATTCATAGACCAAGGCTACGGCACAGGTATTTATAGTATAGGCAAATCAATGGGTAGACGATGGCGGTTAGTTGCCTTTGGCGGTAAAGCACCTAATGATATGTACTTAAACATGAGAGCGTATATGTGGGGAGAGATGAAAGAATGGCTAAAAGAGGGCGGTTCTATTCCACCTACAGACCAAGGCTTGTATGACGATATAACAAGTCCTGAGGCTATCATTGATAAGAACGGCAGAATACAACTTGAAAGTAAAAGGGATATGAAAGAACGTGGCTTACCATCTCCAAATAAAGGCGATGCATTAGCCTTGACCTTTGCGTTCAGGGTCAATAAAAAAGTGAATGTAGGGAGTAGGGTTCATGCTAACACAGAGTATGATCCATTTAAACGATAAGGGGTGATTAAATGTGCATGAAAAATAAGATGCCTGATACACCAATGCCAGCACCAGCACCGACTGTACAAACAGATGATGCAACTACAATGACTGGTGAAGATTGGTATGCTAAAAAGCGTAAAGGCAAACGTGGTTATGAAAGTACTATTCTTTCCACGGCAACAACTGGCACTAAGAACACATTAGGGGGTTAATGATGCAAGGAACTATCCTATCAACGCTTGCTAGACAACCGACAAATGCGATGCCTAAGAAACGTGATTACACGAAAATTAAAGCAAAGTTTAATGCTATGTTCAACAATCGTCAAAAGTACGTTGCTAAGTGGAAAGATATTCGAGATTATCAACTACCTTTCCTTGGGTTATTTGATGATGAACAAGACCAATCGAAAGTCTATACCGATAAGATTAATAATGGTGTGGCATGGGAAAGTTGCCAAATATTCGCATCAGGTGTAATGAGTGGCATGACACCACCTAGTCGAAAGTGGTTCAAGCTGACATTAGAAAATACTGACCTAGCAGCTAATAGTGATGTTAGCAAGGTACTTGATGAACGTGAAGAGATTTTGTACGCAGTATTTGCTAAGTCTAATTTCTACAACGTAGTGCATCAAGCTTATATGGAACTACCATTTGGGCAAGCGCCTATGTCTATCATGCCTGACCCTAAGTTTGGTGTAAGGTTCACATCTTACCCTATCGGTACATATGCATTAGAGTGTGGTAGTAATGGTGAGGTAAACACCTTTGGTAGAAAATACCGCATGACCGCAGACCAGCTTGTTGAAGAGTTTGGGTATGATGCTTGCACCGAACAAGTCAAACGTGAATATGACGATGGCAAAGGTAATGCAACAACTCATGTTGTGTGTTGGTTGGTAACACCTAATAAAGACCGCAACGGAAAACTAGGTAATAAGAATATGCCTTACTCATCCATTTATTGGATAGAGGGTAGCAACTCCGATGAAGTACTAAGACATAGTGGCTTTGAGGAGTGGTCTATTCCTATTGCTAGACACACTACACATGATCTAAGTGGTTATGGTAAGGGGTGTGCATGGTTCGCACAGTCCGATGCACAGATGTTACAACTGCTTGAAAAAGACTTAGTAACGGCTATTGAATTAGGTATTAAACCACCTATGAGTGCTACATCTGATGTGATTGGAAGTGTAAATCTATTCCCCGGCGGTGTAACGGAAGTTGATACTGGCGGTAAGGTTGAACCAATATTCAATGTAGGTATTGATGTGGCCAACGTACAAGCTAAGATACAGTTTGTATCTGAAAGTATTAAACGTGCATATAGTGCTGACCTATTCTTGATGCTAGATAACATCGATAGCGGACAAATGACCGCACGTGAGGTTATGGAGCGTACACAAGAAAAAATGCAACAGTTAGGCCCTGTAGTCGAACGCTTACAAAGTGAGTTTCTAAACCCAATCATTGAACGTACTTATGGCATCCTAGATAGGGCTGGAATATTTCCACCAATCGATGAACAAACTGCTGAAATGCTAAATGGAATGGATGTAAAGATAGAATACATATCTCCATTAGCACAAGCACAGAAAATGTCCTCTTTGGTGAATATTGAACAGTACTATGCATTCATAATGTCATTAGCACAGGGCAATGCTAACATCGTTCAGAAGTTTAACTTTGAAGAGGCAGCTGACATTTATGGTGTAAATCTTGGTGTACCAGCTAGGGTTATTCGCTCCAATGATGATTATCAAAAAATTATGGAACAACAACAACAAGCACAACAAGAACAAGAGGAACAAG